TTTTCATCAAATGTAAAAGGATCACTACCGTAGTCGCCCTGTGAGTGTGCTTTCACAGCTTTTTGGCTAAATGTTGTGGCGATAAATACATTATCAGCACCAAACTTTTGGATTAGATGTTTATAAACATCGTGATGTCCTTGGTGCATAGGTTGAAAACGACCGCCATAAAATACAGCTATGTTGTCTACGCCCTCTTTTAAAACATGTTCAATTAACATAATTACTTCTCCGTTCGTAGTATTTATCAATTTAAAAAAACAGGTTGACACAGACACGGCATATGCCGTATAATACTAATTACATAAAGGAACTTTCACATTATGACAATCAAAAAGAAAACGTTTTATTTAACAAACAAAGATTTGTTAAGAGAAATACATAATAGTAAAATGACGTATTGCTGGACTAAAGATGATAATTATACACATTTTGATCTTATTGTAACTGGGTTTGAAGAAATAACAAAAGAAGCAATTGCAGAAGCAAAACAAAACAGAGCAACAAGATTACAAAAGTTAGCACACCAAGTTGAAGTAGGACGATGGGAGCAAGGTTTAACAGGAAAGAAAACTAAACCAAGAGCTGCAGATTTTGCAGTTGATATTGATACTATTAAAGATGATGACATTGTAGTACGTGTAATGACATTTAATCATATACCAGAAGAAAATAGAAAAAATAAACCAAAATCAGAAGCAGATTTACATAGTAAATGTAATTTTCCTCCATTTAAACATTATGCAATGCAGAATGGCAAATGGAGTGAAGTAGTTAGAAGCCATTGGGAAGGTGGAAAAGATAACGGTCATTTTAATGTTCATCATGGGCAAACAACAGATTCTTTAGCAAAAATGTATATTAAACTATGCGAACGTTATAGTATGCGAGGTAACTGGCGTGGATACACATATGTAGATGAGATGCGTGGACAGGCGTTGTTACAACTTGCACAAATTGGCTTACAATTTAATGAACTTAAAAGTCAAAACCCATTTGCTTATTATACTGCGGCAATTAATAATAGTTTTACAAGAGTTTTAAACTTAGAAAAACGTAGTCAGAATATTAGAGATGACTTACTAGAAGAGGAAGGGCTAAATCCAAGTAGCACTAGAACATTTAATGCAGAATGGGAAGCTCATCTTAGAAGTGAAGAAAAAAAGAAACTAGAAAACCCAACAGTAAAAGTAACAACATACGAAATTCCCGACGAAGAAACAGACGAAGCAGGAGAGTAAATGTTTTTTGACAAAGCAGTGATCTTTACTGATATTCACTTTGGCATGAAGAATAACAGTAGATATCATAACCAGGATTGTGAAGATTTTATCATATGGATGATTGCTGAAGCTCATAAAAGAGGCATTAAAAAATGTTTCTTTTTAGGCGATTGGCATCACAATCGTGCTAGTATCAATGTTAGCACATTAAATTACACCACTAGTAACTTACGAAGACTCAATGAGAGCTTTGATGAGATTATAATGATCACTGGTAATCATGATTTATATTATCGTGAAAAGCGTGAGATTCATAGTTTGTCAATGATAGAGGACTTCAAAAAAATTAGAATGGTAAACAAGGAAATGCTTATTGAAGATGGTGTAGCATTTATTCCTTGGCTATGTGATGACGAATGGAAAAAGTTAAAACAAGTTGAATGTAAATTTATGTTTGGTCATTTTGAATTACCAGACTTTTATATGAATGCTCTTGTACAAATGCCAGACACAGGAGGTCTTAAAGCAGAAGACTTATCAAAGCCCGAGATGGTTTTTAGTGGACATTTTCATAAAAGACAAAAACGTGGCAATGTAATTTACCCAGGAAATTGTTTCCCACATAACTATGCTGATACATGGGATGACGATAGGGGATGTATGTTTTTAGATTGGGATGGCAATATAGAATATCTGGCATGGCCCGATGCTCCTAAGTATAGAACTTTAACATTAAGTAAATTAATAGATAACCCAGACAAATACTTATCTGATAAAACACATTGCCGTGTTACATTAGATGTTGGTATTACATACGAAGAAGCAAACTTTATTAAAGAAACATTTATTAAACAATACAACTTACGTGAGATTGCTCTTATGCCTAGCAAAAAAGAAGAACATACACAAGACTGGAATAAAGGAGTTGATATCCAAGTAGAAAACGTAGATAGTATTGTACTGTCGCAACTTAACTCAGTACAAAGTGATACTATTAAAAAGCAACTACTAGTAGATATTTACAGAGGACTAACAACATAAATGCTAATAATTAAAAATATCACCGTAAAGAACTTTATGAGTGTGGGCAATGTCACACAGGCTGTTCACTTTGATGATGCTGGGCTAACACTTGTATTAGGTAATAACTTAGATTTAGGTGGTGATGGCTCACGTAATGGTACAGGTAAGACAACAATTATTAATGCATTAAGTTATGCATTGTTTGGTAGTGCATTATACAGTATTAAAAAAGATAACTTAGTTAATAAAACTAATAATAAAAATATGATGGTCACTGTTGATTTTGAAATAGACAGTGTAACTTATCGTATTGAGCGTGGACGCAAACCCAATGTATTTAAATATCTAGTCAATAACGTAGATAGTAATGAAGATGGCATTACAGATGAAATGCAAGGGCAAGGCAGAGAAAGCCAACACGTAATTGAACAAACACTTGGTATGACTCATAATATGTTTAAGCATATTATTGCACTGAATACATATACTGAACCATTTTTAAGTATGAGAGCAAATGATCAACGTGACATGATTGAGCAATTGTTAGGAATTACTAAACTTAGTGAGAAGGCTGATATACTTAAAGAACTATTAAAAAATACTAAAGACAGAATAACTGAAGAAACATATAGACTTAAAGGAGTAGAAGATGCAAACGAACGTATTAATAATAGTATTAAAGATCTTGAACGTAGAGAAAAGACATGGGCTTCACAACTAGAAGGACGTATTCAAGAATATACTAGTGAGATACAAGCATTAGAACATATTGACATTGATAAAGAAATAAAAGCACACGAAGAGTTTGCTGAATTTAATGAAAAGAAAGGGCAAATAGATACTTTAAATGCTGAAATAGCTAGACTTACAAGTAGTTCTGAACGTGAACAGAAACGTTTAGATAAGGCACAAGAAGATTTAACTGCCACATTAGAACATAAATGTTATGCATGTGGACAAGATATTCATGACGAACAACATGATAAAATAGTTTCTCAAAAAACAGAACTTGTAAATGAAAGTCAAATTCAAATTACTGAAGAGAATGAATTAACTGAATCGTACACAAATGCAATTACTGCCATAGGTGAACTTGGAAATGCTCCCACAATTGAATATAATACTTTACAAGAAGCATATAAGCATCAAAGTAAAATAGATAAGTTACAATCATCAATGACTAATGCCGCAAACGAAATTAATCCATATGTAGAACAAATTGATGTTTTAAAAAATACAGGATTACAAGATGTAGATTGGGAAGAAGTAAATACACTTGAAGAATTAAGAGAACATCAAGACTTTTTATTAAAACTATTAACTAACAAAGATAGTTTTATTCGTAAAAAGATTATTGAACAAAACTTACAATTCTTAAACACACGTTTAGAATATTATATTACACGACTAGGTTTACCGCATGAAGTAGAATTTCAAAGTGACTTAACTGTAACTATTACACAACTTGGTCAAGATTTAGATTTTGATAATTTATCAAGGGGAGAACGTAATAGACTTATACTTGGACTTAGTTGGGCATTCCGTGATGTATTTGAAAGCATGAATCATCCTATTAACTTTGTTTGTATAGACGAACTTGTTGATAGTGGTATGGACACAGTTGGTGTTGATAGTGCATTAGGTGTGTTAAAGAAATTTGAACGTGATAGAAATAAGAATATTTTACTTATTTCACACAGAGATGAATTAGTAGGTAGAGTTAGCAGAGTGCTACAAGTTACTAAAGAAAATGGCTTCACTACATTTGACACTGAAGTAGAAGTAATTGATGCGTAATACATATAACAAACAAGAAGAATTAGAATTACACGAAAAATGGACTTATGTATTATTACATGCACCAGAAACAATAAAAAAGGACGAACTAGGTATAGATACTTTAGACTTGATTAGGAAAACAATAAATGAGTGGGTCAAAGAAGAAGAATAATTGTCCATGGACATATAAAAATAAAATAGTCGACGAATTACCTAATGATTGCGAGGGATTTGTATATGTAATTACAAATATTACTAACAATAAAAAATACATAGGCAAAAAATTAGCAAGGTTTAAAACAACTAAACCACCACTTAAAGGAAAAAAGAATAAAAGACGTGGATATAAAGAAAGTGATTGGCGAGACTATTGGGGATCATCAGATCACTTAAACGCAGATGTCCTAACACTTGGTGCAAATAGTTTTACTAGAGAAATTTTACATTATTGTCCTAGTAAAGGTGTGCTAAGTTACATGGAAGCAAAAGAACAATTTGACCGTAGAGTATTAGAAACCGATGAATACTATAACGGCATTATTAACGTAAGAGTAGGTAGTTCAAAAATTCTTACGGAACACTTAAAGAAAGGTTGACAACGTATTAAATTTTTGTTATTATAACAAAAGTAACGTTTTAACCGTATTATCAGCAAATAATTAAAGCATAAGATAATTAATAGTGTAAAACCAAAACTCATACAGACTTAAAGTCCGGCTCCGATTCAAATACAATTTTAGGCTAATAAAAACTAACATAGGCTACAAGGCTCTGATTGGTCGAGATTCGCTCGACCCACCTTGAGGTTACTTCATTGTGACCAGAACTGGTGTGCCTAAAAGTCAATGCACTGATTTGACAAATCAAAATGATCAAGCTCTCCTGACAATTTGGAACTTGAAGACAGCCCAAACGTCGATACTATGGCTAAGGGTGTTTCTGCGTTATAAAGCAGTATGTAATAAGGGTACCGCGTAACCGCCCTTCCTAGGTGTTAAACTAGGTTTACTATAGTATTAGTGGGTAGAGTTCTATGTCAAGAACCATTTACACTTGGCCTGTGCAAGGCTAAGTGTGACTAAAGCATCTTGTCAAGTAGTCATTTAAATTCAATATAAATTAACATAAATAAGTGTATTAAAGCGTAAGCAATAACAACGAGCAAAGCGATTAGCTTTGCGAAGTTGATGATGTCGAAGACATCAATTATATCAGGAAAACATATACATGACGTTGGACGAATTTCGGATTAAATTTTTAAAGTTTGCAGAAGAATCAGTTGAGCCTTTAAAGGATGATGGATATCCTATATGTCCGTATGCAAAAAGTGCAAGAATTAAAAATGCATTACAGTTTGTTGATGCACGTGACAATGTTCTGGCTTTAGAATCATTTGACCATGTTAAGTACCAAATGGCTATTTGTTGGTTGGGTGATGTAGATGATATGTCTTCTATAGAAAAGACTTGTGCAGAGCTTAGAGAAAAACATCCTCACTTATTATATTTTACTAGTACAAGAACAAGTGGACATTTTGTAAAGAATTTTACTGACTGTGTGTTTGTTCAAAGAAAAAGTG